TTGATGAATAGTATTTTTGGTGTGGATTCTGTTGAATCAAACATGAGTATTAACGACGAGGCTGAATTAAATAATGATATACTTAAAGAATCAGAACATACTAATACCGATTTTTAATAATTATATAATATATAATGTTAAAATATATATCAATACCTATTTTTTTAATTAGCTTATTTATAGTATTATTTTTTATTTATATAATGGGTCCTGAATTAAAAACAATTTATATTTATCCAACACCAGAAACATTCGACAAACTATTATTTAGAGATAAATCAGAAAACTGTTTTGCCTTTAATGAAGTACAATTAAATTGTCCAACTGATGAAAGTAAAATTAACCAGATACCAATTCAAACATAAATAAAAATAACATAATATATATATCCGTTAATGATAAATTTTGAAAAATATATACATACACAAACTGGTAGATACATTCTATCTATTTTATTAGGTTTAGGATTAGCCTCATTATTTAGAAGTGTTTGTAAAGGTAAAAACTGTCTCACTTTTTATGCCGCAAATATAGAAGATATCACAAATAAAATATATAAAACGGATAATAAATGTTATAAATATGTCCCAACCCTTTCAAAATGTTCCAAGGATAAAAAAATAATTAATTTTGCGTAAATATTATTAATCTATCAATATCTATAATATTTATGAGCGATACTACTAGTATTTTAGATTTACCAACTGATTCAATTTATGGTGCCGGATTAAATACAAATAATATCAATTTAAGTATAACTGAAAAACCCAAAATGAATGAGCAGAATAACGGTTTAGACCAAACAACCATAAATCAATTAATGAATGATCTTCAACAAGCAAATAATACAGGCGCAACACAACTTCAATCTAGAGATATACCTCAAAATACCAATATTTTCACTCAAGATGAACAGATACAACCTAATTATATTCCACAGGAGAAAAATAAAACTGATTATATATCCAACCATGATATGTCAACTCAACCTACACCAAAAACACATAATAACACTTTAGATGAAATGTATAATGAACTTCAAATTCCAATCTTATTAGCAGTATTATATTTTTTATTTCAATTGCCTATTTTCAGAAAATACTTATTTCGATATTTGCCTATTTTATTTTTAAAAGATGGTAACTTAAATATTAACGGGTATTTATTTACGAGTATTATATTTAGTTTATTATATTATTTATTAAGTAAAATAACTGTTTATTTCACAGTTAAATAATTTACCAGAAAATACCTTTTTTTTTTAAGGTTTTATTTTTCATTTTATATTTAAAAGCTTTGTTTTTAGTTTTATTGCGTGTCATTTTCTTGTTATTAATTATGCTATTTTTCTGTAATGGTGCGTAATTTAAAAACCATTCTTCATATTCTTTTGTTCCCTTTTTATCTTTTAATTCAATGAATTTTTTAGCTTTTTCTCGTTTTAAATCTTCTAAACTTGGTTGATAACCATAACAATCTATACTAAACCGTTTTAATAATCCTTTTTGTTCTAAACGGTTGTGTTTCTGTACTTCAAATAAAAAATTAGACATACATAATATACGGTCAAGATCATAATAAGGTTTATTCGCATACATAAATGCTAAATAAAAACTTAACATGGTATCAATTGTTGCTATTTTGATTTGTTTATGGTTAGAATTTAAAATATTATAACTATGACATCCTAAAGGTTGATAAATAAACGCAATAGTATCATTTCCTATTTTTATTTCATAATTTAAAGGTAATATTTCGCCGATACTTGATTTTTTTGATATTGAGACATTATTTATTCCGTTTTCATTTAATTCATTTTTTATTATGTTTGCGGTTTTTAACGGCTCAATAGAAAGAACATCAAAATCTGCTATTTTATTAACTTGTTTCTGTATGTGTTTAGGCATATATCGCAAATATTGTGAAATCGCAAAACCTCCAAAAAATACAACATTGTTATTAATTAACGCATTCTTGGTAATTTCATAAATTTCATCATTTTTATACATATTCTCCATTTTTCGCTGAAAATGAACTTTATTACAATCATTAGTTGGCAATGGGTAATATTTATTTATAAGTCGAAGTCTTTTAAACACCTTTTCCCATCGACTTGTATCTCCATCTGGTCTTGATAATTCCAGGTACATAGACATTTGTAGAAGAACCGGGTCTGTGTATAAAATTCCTTTAACGTCAACCGCCTTTTGTTTAATAGCATTAAATAACCCTTTAGGTATATTAGTAATATCTGCCATCCCTTGAAAATTTACAAAAACCTTATATGTTCCATGATGTTGGCCTGATTTAGCTTCTACATCCGTATAACCATGTTTAATATAAATATTAACAAGTTCTTTAGCATCATTTAAAGCATCCGCAGAAAAAAAATCATAATCAGGTAAATCACTTTCATCATAAATTTTGTCGTTTTCAGGCAATAACGCATTTATCGCAATTCCACCATAACAAATATTTTTTTTTCTTTTTAAAAAGTCTTCAATAATTTTAAACATACCAGATAACTCTGCAGAATGTTCAATAATATGTTGTTTTTTTTGTTTATATTCACTCGCGTCTACTTGTAATCGTAAAATTACTAATTCACACTCGCTAAAACTAACAGATTTATCACATATTTTAGGTTTCATAATATATAATTATTAAATATTAAAATTATAATATTTGGAAGATATGTTTCTTGTTTCATATGATAACTCAGGTTTTTGAGGTATAGGGTCTGGCAATATAACCGGAATATATCTTAACCTTTCAGGTTTTAATACAAACGCAAAACCGTTTTCATCAAAGAAACTGATGTTTTCTTCAATATATTGGTCAATATATTGATACCTCATAGCTATAAATTGACATCCAGTTTCTCTAACAACAATACCACTTGGGTTTGGTGGATTTGAACCTATATCTGGCATAGCAATCGTCATATTTTGCTTATTATAATTTTGTAATTCATTTATATCAGGAGTATTTTTGATATCATAATAATGTAACGCACGCATGAAAATTGAATTACTGGTAATGTTTACATATTCTAAAAATGGTTGGTTATCTAAAAAAGATGTGTTAGATTTGTCGACAACAACAACAATTTTACCCTTTAAATTTAATATAGGAATATTTCCTATATTATTACCGTGATTTTCATAACTATATTTTTTACCCAGCAATAAATTATTATATGACTCAAATACTTGTGCAAATTTATTAAACATTTTTTGATTATTACTTAATATTCTTAAGTGAATAATAATTGGATCAGTATAATTAGGAGAAGTGCTTTGTGAGAAAGCATAATTAGATAATATATTCATAACATCTGAAAACTTAACATAATTATAGGTTTCTTTTACATAATAATTATTTGAAGTAGAAGTCGCAACTACTGGATTATCATCAATAGAATATATTTCAAAATCAAGACCTCTACAACCTTGTTTTAATACATTAATTAAATTACATGTGTTTACATAATCATTTTTATAATTACCACCACTACAACAATTATATGATGTTTTAATATAATAATCTAATAAATTGTTATTGAATGTTTTATATTTTGAATCTATAGGTTTAATTTTATTATTCAATGTTCCATAAATATTAGTCATAAACTTACATTCTCTTGAATTCAAGTTTTTTTTATATAAATAATAACATATAGCTAAAATAATTATAAAAATTATACTAACAAAAATAATTGTTGATATTGTGTTTTCTTTAAGATTTAATATTTGATTTTTTAAATCACTAAATTGTTGTGTTGTCATACTTATTATAATACTATTTAATAATAAAAAAAGTTAAATAATATTATAGATATAATATAAATTATAATGCCTGGAGGATTATTAAATCTTGTTAGTGAGGGTCAACAGAACGTTATATTAAACGGAAATCCAAGTAAAACATTTTTTAAAAGTACTTACTCAAAGTATACAAATTTTGGTATGCAAAAATTTAGGGTTGATTTTGAAGGAGCAAAAACTCTACAATTAAATGAATCATCACAATTTGTATTTAAAATACCTAGATATGCCGATTTATTAATGGATTGTTATTTATCTGTTAATTTACCCGATATTTGGAGTCCAATCCTACCACCACAAGACGCGAGTTCAAACTGGGCACCTTATGAATTTAAATGGATTGATTATCTCGGAGCACAAATGATAGAAAAAATAACAATTACTTGTGGAAATCAAAAGCTACAGGAGTTTTCAGGGACATATTTATTAGCAGCTGTTTTACGAGACTTTACAAATTCAAAAATAAATTTATTTAATACAATGATTGGAAACACACCTAATTTAAATGACCCTAAAAAAACATATTCAAATTCATACCCGAATGCGTATTATAATACAAGTAATGTAGGCCCTGAACCATCTATTCGTGGTCAAACATTATATATCCCATTAAATGCTTGGTTTAATTTAAATACACAATTAGCATTTCCATTAGTAGCCTTACAATATAATGAACTTCATATAACTATAACTATGCGTCCTATAAAAGAATTATTTGTTATTCGAGATGTATTGGACTCAACCAATTCATATCCTTATGTAGCACCAAATTTTAATTTATGGTATATGCAATTTTATCGATTTTTACAACCACCGCCAAATGTTGAGTTAGATTATAAATCATACGTCAACACAAAAACATCATGGAACACAGATATTCATTTAAATTGTACTTATTGTTTTCTTTCTAATGATGAATCGAGATTATTTGCGATGAATGAACAAAAATATTTATTTAAACAAGCACACGAATCTATATTTTACAATGTAACAGGACCAAATAAAGTTCAATTAGATTCCGTTGGGTTAATTTCAAATTGGATGTTTTATTTTCAAAGAAGTGATGCTAATTTAAGAAATCAATGGTCTAATTTTACAAATTGGCCATATGACTATATACCAAGTGAACTAGACGACGCACCTTTAACAGGAACCTTTCCAAACCCAGGTATCACCCCACCCTACACAATTGGTCCTGGTAAAAATCCAGACAAATCACTAACTGGATTAATGATTACAGGTGATTTTAATATAGAAAATATTCGTAATATTTTGATTTCTTTAGGTATTTTATTAGATGGTCAATATAGAGAGAATCTTCAACCTTCTGGTGTATATAATTATATAGAAAAATATACAAGAACAAATGGATACGCACCACCTGGTATTTATTGTTATAATTTTTGTTTAAATACAAATCCATTAGTATTACAACCAAGTGGTGCGTTAAATTCAAATAGATTTAATTTAATTGAATTTGAATTTAATACTATCCTTCCAGCTCTGGATCCGAATGCTCAAACATTAACCATTTGTGACCCATCCACCGGAAATATAATAGGTATCAATAAACCTACATGGAGAATTTATGATTATAATTTTAATCTGGTTGTTTTAGAAGAGAGAATTAATATTGTAACTTTTGTTTCTGGTAATGCGGGTTTAATGTATGCAACATAAATTTAATGTAAATATGAATTTGACGCAAGTGGACCATTATTTAAAAATTCACCAGTTACTGTAAACCTTTTTGGATAATTTACCATGGTATTTGAATTATCTAAGTTGTATCTATTATTAAACAGTTTTTCACCTTCATTAAAACTACTTCCCCATGTATTAATACCAAAATTTGCTTGAGGCGCACGACTTAATTTGTTTGTTGTATATAATTTAGATTGTGTTCCAATATCAGTCGTTAATGTTGAAAAAGTAGGAGTAACCCCAACAGTCATTTTACCTGATTCATTTTCACCATTAATATTTGGTGTATTTGTTGTATTTGATTTACTAAAAGGAAAATATGGTTGACAACCGGGACAATCCACATCAGATAAACATTGTTCTTTTGTTTTAGAACATCTTGAGTTAATACACATATTTGTGCAACTAAATTTAGTTGTTAATGGCATATTAACTGTATGAGTTGTTGTAAAATCACCTCTATCTTTTATTGGCGCAAATGTGTTATTATAATAATTTTCGTAACATTCTTTAATATAATTATTTGTAGTTAAAAAATGTATCCAACTAAATATAAACCAAATTAATAAAATACATAATACGAACAATTTATGTTTTTGTTGAAACATATTATAATTGAATATTATAATTTGATGTTATTTAGAGAATTAAATTTTAAATAATGTTTTTTGTTAAGATGTACAAATAATTTATTTATTATATCATTTTAATATAATATGTCGACAACTGATGAAGATACTTCAATAATTGATAATAAAAAAAATAATATAACGCAATCTAATAATACAGGCAAACAAATATTAACATATATAAAATCAATTATATATTCTATAATTATATTATTAATAATTATATGTATTGGAACCTCCATATTATATGCTTGTAAAGTCGCACAATCAAATATATTACCAACCGATTTATTATGTAATCCTTATAATGATACTCCATTAGACCTTATACCAACCATTAAAAATATAAACATCAATGTCACAAGTATAAATGATATAAAAAACTCTGAAAAAATAAAGTTTTTATATGAAAATAATAATAAAAATGTTATTATAGATTCTTTAAAAAACATGACAACAAATCCAAAATTAAAACCTGTAGTAATGTATTTTATAACTATTTTAGAAAATTTATTGTGTTTTATTTATAGCAGTTTAAATGTATATTTAAACTTTTTGAATAAATGGGTTTCCGAATCAGTAATTATATTGGGCTCACCTTTTATTACATTATTGTATTTTTCATTAATTTATTTATTAAGTTGGGGATATTTAATTATATTATTTTTTACAAAAATGTTTTGGATATTTAAAATAAATACAAATAATTCTAACGAAAATAATATTATAGAACCAACTGATTATTTTAAACAAGTATCATTTTTTAGTTCAAATTTTATTATTTCAATAATCATAGTTATTATTTTATTATGTTTTATGTTATTTTTTATAACTGTTGTATTTCCAGTTTTGGTGTTTTTTAGTTTAATTTATTGCTTTTTATCTACAGTTACCATGACATCTACAAATGTTAGTGATGGGTCTGATTATAATTTTATTAATGCTTTAACTGATGTATTTTATTATAAATAATTATTATTATT